GCTTGCAGATGACATTGTGCAGATTGTCGGTGACTGGCTGACCGAGACCAAGGATAAGATGGTACAGGGCGCCGCCGATGCGCTTGAAGGCTTCATGGAATTCTTCGACCGGCTGCCGGAAGAGCTGGGACTTGCCATTGGCACAGCGCTTGGCACGGCGGCACAGTGGGCTGTGGATCTGCCGGCAAAGGCCGGAGAAGCGGCCGGAGCATTCCTTGCAGAAACCATGCTGTTCTTTGACGAACTGCCCGGTAAATTGCAGGAACAGCTCACGAATGCACTGGACAATGTCATTAGCTGGGGCACCGATCTTGTGGAACAGGGCAGAACTGCCGCTTCCGACATGGCACAGGACATCATGGACGCTGTCAACGATCTGCCTGAAAACCTCACCTCCATCGGCACAGACCTTGTGGAGGGACTATGGAACGGCATCACCGGTATGGGCAGCTGGCTGAAGGAGAAAATCTCCGGCTTTGCAAGCGGCATTCTTGATGGCTTTACAGCAGCATTCGGCATTCATTCTCCCTCCACCGTCATGCGTGACCATGTCGGAAAATATCTCGCCCAGGGTATCGGCGTGGGATTTGCAGAGGAGATTCCGCAGGTCGGCAAGGATGCCGTCAAGGCGTTTGCCCCTCTGCAGCAGCAGGTGGATGCGGGGGCGCTGCAGGCTCTCCATGGGCAGAGCGTGGACAGCTATCCCATAGAACCCAGCCCGACCTCATCCATTGTCAATAACTATAGCTACAGCACGGTGCACCAGAGTGCATCTCAGCCGGAGCAGGAACGTCCCGTCATCAATCTGTATGCGACATTCGAGATGGACGGTGAAGCCATTGCGGAGGGTGCAGCGGAACGCATCGACGAAAAGCAGGGAGAAAAGATTGAATTGAAAACGAGAGGAGTGAGTGTATGATTGCCGGCATCAGCGTGAACGGACAGCATTCGTACTACCAGCACCGGCTTCGGATGCTCAGCCGTGACATCGGATCCCCGCCCAAGGATGACCATACCGAGCGGGTGCCCTACAGCAATATCACATATGACTTTGATGAGATCCTTGGCACTTCAAGCTACGGTGAGCGGACGCTCTCCTATACCTTTGAGTGTCTCTGTACGAACAGGCGCAAGGCGCAGGATCAGCTTATCCGCATCAGGCACTGGCTGAAATGGAGCGGGTACATGGATCTGCACGATCCGTATTATCCGGACTATCATTTTGAAGTCCGTGCACCGGAAATCATCCATCACGAAAACCATGGAGTCTACACGATCACAGTCACATTCCGGGCAAATCCGGCCATGCTGCCGGATAAGGCATTTGCCTACACGCCGGATACCTGCCATTATCCCGATGTGAACGGGGACGGAGTCGTGGATGCAAATGATGCAACGCTGATTCTGAAGGCATCAGCGGCCATCGGTGCGGGAACGGACACAGGGCTGACGGATGAACAGCTGATCCTTGCCGATGCCGATATGGACGGTACAGTCACCGCTTCCGATGCGGCACTGGTTCTGGAATATGCATCCGCCTGCGGCGCAGGGCAGTTTTCTGATTCGCCCGCGAACTGGGCGGCTTTCCTGAACCGATATCTTGCACTTGAGGAGGGGATTTACTGATGTACCAGGTCACAATTGATTTGCCAGAAAAAGATGGCTATGTGCAGAGACTCCTGCACACGGTGAAACCGCACAGCACCCAGCGGCTTGCATCCGGTACAATCGTGGAGGAGGTCGGACAGATCCCCTCTTTCTCCTTCACGGTCACTCCTGTGAATCATTGCTATTATGATTGCCTGCTCGACCGGAGAACACTTGTTTCCGTTATGAATATCAAGACCATGGAAATGGAATTCGAGGGCGTAATTCTGAACACGGAGGAACGCATGACTGCATCCGGCAAGCTGCTGCGCAAGGTCGTCTGTGAGGGCTTCCTCGGCTATCTCTGCGACAGTGTACAGATGTACCGGACGTATGAGGACATGGAACCGGCTCAGTTTCTGCAGTCACTGCTGGAACAGCACAATGCGCAGATGCCGGAGCACAAGCAGATCAGACTTGGCGTATGCAATCTTTCCGGCAACACGAATTCCAAGACCACGGCCTATCGGAACACACTGGAAGAAATCAGGGAAAATCTGGTGAACAGGCTTGGCGGTGAGCTGCGTGTCCGAAGAAAAGATGGGATCTTGTACCTCGATTATCTGGATGCCGTCACTGACAGCACACCCTCACCGACAACCATTGAACTGGCACAGAACATGAAAACCATGACAGCCGGAACGGACTCGCTCTCCGTCATCACACGGCTCATTCCGCTGGGCGCACAGGTGAACGAAGAGACCGCAGAACGCCTGACCATTGCCGGAGCCAAGGTAGATGGCAAGTCCTATGGAAAAGTCTACATTGACGACGAGGCAGCCATTGCAGAATACGGTTATATTGTCGGCACAGTGGAATTTGATGATATCACGGTACCGGAAAATCTATATGAACGGGGCAGAGCCTACCTTGCAGAGAATAACCGCATCCGGAAATACTATGAAGCCACCGTCCTTGATCTTTCCACGCTTGACAGCAGCGTCGGCAGCATCCGTGCCGGCAATACTTACCGATTCCGGAACAGATTCATGAAGCTCGATGCGCAGCTTAGGCTGCTCAGAAGGACAGTTGATATTTTCAAGCCCTATACGCCATCCGTTGTCATCGGCGATAGGACGGAAAAGCTCACGGACATGACAAGCCGTCAGAACCGTCTGATTGAGTATGAGATCCCGAAAATCAAGTCGGACACGGTATCCGCTGCAAAGGCGATTGCTTCCGGCCTGATCACAGCAGCAACCACGGGCTATGTGGTTATCCGCCCGGATGAGATCCTCATCATGGATACGGCGGATACCAAAACCGCCACCAGCGTATGGAGATTCAACGCAAATGGTCTCGGCTACAGCCACAGTGATGTACCGGGCGAAGCCTACAACGGCACCTATGGGCTTGCCATGACGATGAACGGTGAGATCGTAGCGGACTTCATTGCAGCAGGCTCCATGTATGCCGACCGCATCCGTGGCGGTACGCTGGTCATTGGTGGCAGTGACGGCAAGGACGGCGTGATTCAGGTCAAGGACGATGCCGGAAACGTCATCTGCCAGCTTGACAAGAACGGCGCCAACATCTTCGGCACCGTCATCACCCGCAATGATGCCGGTTACTGGATGCAGCTCGACAGCGGAAGCCTGCTCGGCGGCAACGGGAATGACACCTACACCACCATCAATGCAACCGGTACCATCCGTGATCTCGACCACGACATCACCTATCACGGGCTGCTTGTGGATGCGGATGCCGTCTATCTCGATTGTAAGATGTTCGCCATCAACGGTGCGACCGGCGCCACCGGCACAATGTATGCGCTTGGCGGTTCGGGGGAGGTGGTCACGGATGTGTGGATCGATGAAGAAGGCAATCTCCAGAAATCCACCGTGCAGGCTTCGCCGGTATACTTCCGGAACGGCATCATGTGCACCGGACTCTGATGGGAGGAATAAAGATGAAACCAGAACGATATTTTGCAACAATGAAGGAGCAGGAATGCATCGCCGGTGATACACTCGATGAGTGGGTGGTGGAAGTCACCACAACGGACGAAGCAACCGGAGAGAGCAGCCCCGCCGACATTGCAGGCTGCACCATGCAGCTTCTTCTCTGCCGATACAAGGATGATGCTGTGGTTCTTGTGAAAGAATGCACTGCGGATCCTTCGGCCGGTACATTTGCCGTTACACTCGAAAGCACGGACACAGCAGCGCTCAGCGGCCTGTATGCCTATCACTTTGAGCTGCGCTGCGGTTCCCGTTCTTATAAAAAAATAGCGGGGCTGCTGAATGTGCTGCCCATTTCCACAGGAGGTAATTCATGACAACAATCCGATTTGATATCCCGAAGAAAATGCGGTTTGATCTGAACAAAGGAAACGGCGGGAGCGGCGCTCCTCAGGGCACCACCCTCCCCCACCCCGCCGCTGCATCGGCAGCGAGTCGGATTGCACCCATCCCCGATGCTCTCAGCGGTATCATGACAAGAACAGAGGAGGCAACCTAATGGCAATCACGAAACTGACGGCACAGACCACCGCCCAGGACATGACGCCCCTGCTCGACATCCTGCAGGAACATGCCGTGCCCGCTTACTTTGACAGCGTGGAGCTTGTGGAGGGCGACACCAACCAGAGCATCAGCTGCAAGGTGGGCGGTACCGAGTTCCTTCGCATCTGGGCGGATATCCTTGGTACGGGTACAGCGACAAACTACGGCTTTACCATCACCCACCCCGACGCCAGCACCACCCAGCTCTATGCAGGCTATGGCTCCGCCGGCTACACCGGCAGCGTCTATGTGTGCAGCAACGCCCTGTTGCTCGTGCCAAACAGCCAGACAAATAACGGCGTGGTGATCTGCAAGGATACGGGCGGTGCCACAGCACTGGCACTGTATACCACGGGCAAGAGTTCACAGCGGCATAACGGTTCGCAGGGCATGAGTTACTCCGAGTCCAACTACGGCCTGTGGGCTATCTCCAGCGAGGACGAGACCCCTGCGCCGTATAACGTCTATTTTAACAACGCCGACAGCGTCACCGGCCGTACAGCACTGTGCCCCATCTACACGCAGACCGGCAGCCTGCAGAACGTCTGGCAGCCTTTGCAGCGGCAGTTTTCCGAGGTGTCCGCACCGTTTGAGACCGAGATGGACGGCAAGCGGTACCTGTGCACCCGTGGCTTTGTGATTCTGGATGCGTGAAAGGAGACCTAAAAATGCAGTACATGATTATGATTCTGATTGTGATCGGCCTTGCGATTGCTGACTTTGCAACGGGCTATATCAAGGCCTATTGCACCAACACCGTCAACAGCCAGAAGATGCGGCAGGGCGGCATGAACAAGCTCGGCGAGCTGATTGTCATGCTGACGGCCTGCGGACTGGAGACGACCCTGCGGGTACTGCCTGCGGAGGAGTTTCAGTCGGCGCTGGCAGCAGGAAATTTTGATCTGTACTACGGCGAGGTGCGCCTGCCCGCCAATCAGGAGCTTACGGCATTTTTCACTCCGGGCAGCCAGCTGGCGATCGGCGGTCTGGCCCAGGAGACCAGGGCGCTGACGCTGAGCGAGCTGGCTCTTGCCAACCGTGGCAATGCCTACGATCTGCAAAACTACATTCTCAGCCAGGGGCTTCTGTGTCCCGTGGCGTTCAAGTCCACCGCCTGCTATGTGCGTCCCGGTGCCTTTACGGGTACCGCGCCGCAGCTGAACGGCTGGCTCTGGCGATAACAGAAAAAGGCCGGAAGTCCTTGTGGACTTCCGGCCTTTTTTCGACCGGGAAATATTTCCTGGTCGGGAGATTTCGACAAATCTCCCGGAAAAACTGTGGTATGCTGTCATTGAGCAGAAACAGGCCGCAGCAGCAGCACGGCGGCGGTCCTGTCATCGTCTCCACCGCTGCTGCTTTGCCGGATAACGCCGGCAGCCAGCTCCTCCGGAGAAGAGAAATTACCCTCCCGGAGCAAGGCCTCGGCTACCTCTCCACCTACGCCGTCGCTGGTCAGCAGCAGCACCTCTCCTTTCCCAAGGGACAGCCGAAACTGCTGTGCCTGATGCGTTCCGCCAACGCCCAGGCCCGGTGGCAGAGAGGCTGTCCCCATTCTTTTCACACCGGTTGCCGTGCGCAGGTAAGCGGGGCCGCCACCCCACTTGTACAATACGCCTTCCGCGTTTCGCAGATTGATCCATGCCAGATCCACCGTTGAAAACCCGCCTCGTTCCAGCAGTATGGCGGAGATGTTCAGCGTTTCCAGGGCGTCGTCCGCACCCATGCCGCTGCGGAGCAGCGCGGTGAGAAGCCGGGTGGCGCTGCGGCTCTCCTCCGCAGCTTCGGGGCC